CAGGCATTAGCAGTTAGTTGGAGAGATGGAAGATTAGTTGCTGCAAGAAACAAAGGACATTTAAAGAACAAAGGTGAAAACGCTTTGGATATAAAAGGTGTAGCTACTAAGTTTGCTGGTAGAGGTGAATTGGAAAAAGCATATAACTTTGCTATGAATGATTTATCAAAAGCAATCAAATCACTTTCTGATAAACAAAGAGAAAGGGTATTTAAGGGTGGAGCATGTTTTATGAATTTGGAGGTCATCTATCCGACTTCCGTAAATGTAATACCTTATGGTCAAGCACTACTTGTATTTCATGGGACTATGGAATACAACGAGGACGGAATTGCCATTGGAGAAAATCAGGAAGCTGCAAGAATCCTTGCGGGGATGATTAAACAAGTGAATGCGGATGTACAATCGGCATACACAATCCAAGGCCCCCCAATTAACGAATTACCTAAAAGTAAAAATTTATCATCTTTAAAGGGTAAATATAATTCACAAATATCAAAATTACAATCTAAGTTTAAGTTGAAGGATACTGATGGTATTGCAGATTATCATCAAGCTTGGTGGATGGATTTTGTAACTAAAAAATCTCCAACTAAATTAGATAATAGAACTCTAATGGGATTAGTAAAGAGATGGGCATTCTACGATAAATCATTCAGATTAGATAAAAAGAATTTACCTGATGAAAAAACCTTAGAATGGGCAAATGGAATTGATAAGAATGACCACGCTAAAATGGCGAAAGATAACATCAGGCCATTTGAAGATATCTTCTTAGGGATTGGTGCAGATATCCTATCGTTTATGAGTTCGGTTCTTGCCGCTAACCCTGATAAGGCAGTTAGAGATATGAAGAAGAGGTTAGACCAAACTATTAAAGATGTTCGAAAAAGTGGTGATGAAAAGAAAATAGCTAAACTTAAATTAGAACTACAAAGATTGAACGCAATAGGTGGGAAGGATAAGATTGTTCCTAATGAGGGTATCGTATTTGTGTATGGTGGAAAGACTTTTAAACTAACTGGAACCTTCGCACCATTAAATCAGATACTTGGTTTATTTTACGAATAGTAAAAAACTCAATACTTATATATATGAATATATAATAGGTTATGGGAGATAGTAAAAAATTTAGTAGAAAGTTCATGCATCCAACTCGTAGAAAGTTGGCTGATATGGTACAAACTGGTGAGTATGTAAAAAATACTCAAATCGCATTTTCTGATATAAAGGAAGAAGAAACCAAACGTAAAGTTGGGGATATTTGGAATGATTCGGATGGTAACGTTTGGGAACAAAAGGATTTTGGTAAAGTAAAATCATCCAAAATGTCAAATGTAATGTCTGAGTTAAGAAAACACATTGAATCATTACATCAATGTAAAGCTGATGATTGTGATGTTAGTGGTAAATTTTCAAACTCTGATAAAAAGTTAATTTCTAAAACTGGTTATTGTGCTGGTTGTTTAGCAAAACGAGAACTTATTATAAAGCAAGATGGCTTATGGGAAGCCTATGAAGAATATAGGATATACTCAAATATGGCTGATTATGGTACTGATGTTTTAGAAAAGTGGAATCAAGCTCTTAATGAAGTTGGCAACATTCACGAATATGTAAATGATGATGGTTCCGTTGAAAAGTGGCAATCCAATGATGATGTCCAAACTTTAAAAGCTCAGATAGAAACCGATATAGAAAATGGTAAGAATGAACTTACTGAAGTTATCGTAAAACGTAATAGTGCGTATGAGAAATTAAAGCATAAGAATTATGAGTTGGTTAAGGAAATTTGATTTAAAAACTATTCTAATAATGGCACTATGTGTAGTGTTATTAATGAGAGGATGTGATGGTAATGGTACTAAAGAAATAGAAACCATTAAAGTTGATGGGAAAGATTATGAGTTACTGAAACAAACTATTGATACTGTTGTTGTAATTAAAGAAGTAAAGGTACCTACATATGTACCAAAATATATAACTAAAGTAAAGACTGTTGAAGTTGAAATTCCAATTGATGTGGATACATTAGCAATTGTAGAAAAGTATTTTTCAACATATCAAGTCAAAGATACTTTAAATCTTTCATATGAATTTCCAAATGGAGTTACTGATTCTTTAGGTAATAAGCCATCTCCAAATTTGGGATTTGGTATTATAACCGATAACATATCACAAAACTCAATCATATCCAGAGATGTAGATTGGACATTTCAAATTCCAACAATTTATAATACATCAATCGTAAAGGAATTACCAAAGACTCAATTGTATTGGGGATTAAATGGTGGATTTAATAGAGAAGATGTAATTACTAACATATCCGGTTCTTTATTACTAAAAACTAAGAAAGATAAAATATTTCAATTAGGATTGGGAGTACAAAATAATTCTAACATACAACAACTATCACCATATATTAGTGGTGGTATGTATTGGAAGTTATCATTAGGTAAGAAGAAATAATTTATGGCTAAACAATCGCTGAAAGATATAATTAAATTGGAATATCAGAAGTGTGCCTCTGACCCAATTTACTTTATGAAAAAATATTGTATGATTCAACACCCTGTTAGGGGGAAAATACAATTCCAATTATATCCATTCCAAGAAGAAACATTGGTTGACTTTAAAGACCATCGTTATAATATAATCCTTAAATCCAGACAAACTGGTATATCAACGTTAACCGCAGGGTTCTCACTTTGGAAAATGTTATTTAATCAAGACTTCAATGTTTTGGTTATTGCAACTAAGCAAGAGGTAGCTAAGAACTTAATTACTAAGATTAGGGTGATGAACCAATATCTTCCATCTTGGTTGAAATTGGAAACAGTCGAAGATAACAAACTATCCTTACGATATGCAAATGGTTCACAAGCCAAAGCTACATCTGCTGCCGGAGATGCTGGTCGTTCTGAAGCACTATCCCTTTTAGTATTTGATGAAGCAGCGTTTATTGATAAAATTGAAGAAATTTGGGTATCGGCTCAATCTACATTATCTACGGGGGGTAACGCAATTGTGTTATCAACTCCAAATGGTGTGGGTAATTGGTATCATAAAACTTGGGTAGGTGCTGAAGAAGGTAGAAACGATTTTAACACCATCAGATTACATTGGACAGTTCACCCTGAAAGAGACCAAGATTGGAGAGATGAACAAGAACGATTATTAGGACCTAAAGGAGCAGCACAGGAATGTGATTGTGATTTTGTATCTTCTGGAGATAGTGTTATAGACCCACAACTTTTACAATTCTATAAAGATACATACGTTCAAGAACCAATTGAGAAAACTGGATTCGATGGTAACCTATGGAAGTGGGAATATGCAGATTATAATAAATCGTATATAGTAACCGCCGATGTTGCGAGGGGAGATTCATCGGATTTCTCCACCGCTCACGTTATTGATGTAGTTACATCAGTTCAGGTAGCTGAATATAAAGGTAAATTGGATACAAAAGATTTCGGAAACTTCTTAGTTGCATTAGCAACTGAATATAACAACGCATTGTTAGTAATTGAAAATGCAAATATCGGTTGGGCAACTATTCAACAAGTGATTGATAGGGGTTATACTAATTTATACTACACCGATAAAGATATAAAGTACGTTGATTCTGGTAATCAACATACTAACAAATATCGTTCACAGGATAAGAACCAAGTAGCCGGATTCTCCACAACCTCCAGAACAAGACCATTAATCATCTCAAAATTAGAAGAGTACATAAGAGATAAATCAATCACATTACGTTCAGTAAGAACGATTGATGAGATGTTTACATTTATATGGAATAATGGAAGAGCTGAGGCAATGAGAGGTTATAACGATGATTTAGTTATGGCACTTGCAATTGGATTATGGGTTAGGGATACTGCGCTTAGATTAAGACAAGAGGGTGTTGATTTAACTAAACAGGCTATTAACAGTATTTCATCTCATACTTATACTGGTATATATGGTGGTAATGATATTGATGATAATCCTTGGAAAATGGATATCGGAGATGGTACTCACGAAGACTTAACAAATTGGTTATAAATCAATTTTTTTATATTTATATAGTATAGAATTTATTATGGATAATACAACTAAAGAACTTTATGATGATTTTACAAAGCAATTCGAAGATGATATCTTTGAATATGATGTAGAGAACCACGATGATTTGGTAGAATTCTTAGAATTTATAAAAGAATATAAGCCTGATGTGAATGAAGCTGAATATCAAGGTAGAGAGGTAAAACTCAACAAACCAATGGCAGGTGATGTAAAGAAGTTTAAAGTTTATGTTAAAAATCCGAAGGGAAATGTTGTAAAGGTAAACTTTGGACATGGTGGAACATCAGCTAAAAAAGCAGGTGAAAAAACTATGAGAATTAAGAAGGATAACCCAGAACGAAAAAAAGCATTTAGAGCTAGGCACAATTGTGATAGTCCTGGTCCAAGAACCGGAGCCCGATATTGGAGTTGTAAAGCATGGTAAATAAATTAGGATATATTAATAATTTTTCGTATCTTAGTGAGATTATTAAATAAATAAAAATAGAATGGCAGAAGAACAAAATAGTTCATTTTTTCAAAAGTTAACCAAACTTTTCTCTACCCAAGCCGTAGTCGTTGTTGACAAGGATGGTAAGAGGACAGTTAAGGATACCGATGATAGACAACAGGGTAGTACTAACTTAATGAATTTAAGGGATAGGTACACAAAACTACAACGTTCGTTCTATGGAGACCAGATGGCAGCTCAATCAATGGCTTATCATCAGGTTCGTAGAGAATTATTTAGAGATTATGATGCAATGGATAATGACCCTATTATCTCATCAGCATTGGATATATACGCAGATGAATCAACATTAAAAAATGAATTTGGTGATGTTATTCAAATCAAAACTCAAAATGAAAAAGTAAAAGAATTATTAGAAAATCTTTTCTATGATATTCTTAATGTAGAATTTAACCTATGGGCTTGGACTCGTAATATGGTTAAGTATGGTGATTTCTTTTTATCAATAGAAATTGCTGAAGGTAAAGGAATTATAAATGTACAACCACTTCCAGTTTATGAAACTGAAAGATTAGAAAATACCGACCCAACAAACCCAAACTATGTTAAGTTTAAAGTTAATCACGACCCAAATGGTAAAGGTGAATACGAAAACTTTGAAATGGTACACTTCAGATTATTATCAGATACAAACTTCCTTCCATATGGTAAGGCAATGATTGAGAATGGTAGACGAATTTGGAAACAAGTTTCTCTTATGGAAGATGCTATGTTAATTCATAGAATTATGAGAGCACCTGATAAGAGAGTTTTCAAAATTGATATTGGTAACATTCCTCCAACTGAAGTTGATAACTACATGCAGAAGATTATCAATAAAATGAAGAAAACTCCATTCATTGACAAGAATACTGGTGATTACAACTTAAAGTACAACATTCAAAACTTAACTGAAGATTTCTTCTTACCTGTTAGGGGTGGTGATAGTGGTACTGAGATTGATACATTA